AGAAAGAACCGGGACAATGGTTGAACATGTATTGCCGAACTGCATCGATGCGTGATAAACTGTAATAGTAATGGAGTTGATCATGAAAGAGCGAAACATTGTTGCAAAACATGCTCGCCGCTTTAACAAAGCGGTGGTTATGATCGACCGTAAGAAAGCTGCAAAGAGAGGTTATAGAAAGCACAAATGATTTATACCGATACTCTGAAGTATGATATGGCAGGCCGCCGCCGTAAAAGTAAGTCACTCAAGGGCGAAGTATATAAAAAGTTTAAACCTACTTGGAAACCATTCGTCAGTGAAAATCGAGTTGTTCGCCGTGATGAAGGTGTTGTGTACAAGTCAGCTGATATGTTCGAAAGAAACGGAAACACCGAACGAAAGGAACCGCAGAAATATACCGGCACACTTATCAAAGGTATCGCTACGATGCATAAATCAAATGCAATACCAGTAACCAATGAAGAACAGGCTAAAGACCTTGCGAGTATGAGGAGATAACCATGATAGTTGAAAAGTAAATAATTACATTTTTGTGATATAAACTTGACAACGACCAATTTTTTATGAGATAATTATTCCATAGTGTGGTAAAACGTTAATTGATGAGGAAATAAATTATGGCACATGAAATCGAAATGCTGAACGGCCAAGCACAAATGGCCTACGTTGGTGAAGTTCCTTGGCACGGTCTTGGTATTAAAGTCGATGAGAACCTCACTCCTCGCGAGATGATGGAAGCGGCTGGTCTTGACTGGTCTGTCGAGAAAGAAGATGTGTTCTACTCTCGCAACGGTCAGATGGTTCGCGCACCAAAGCGTCAGGCGCTCGTTCGCTCTTCTGATAACAAGTATCTAGATATCGTCTCTGACAACTGGATCCCTGTTCAGAATGAAGAGGCTTTCGAGTTCTTTGATGAGTACACCAAGACTGGTGGCATGTCAATGCACACTGCTGGTTCACTCAAAGACGGTCAGATCATTTGGGGTCTGGCGAAAGTCAACGAGTCCTTCAGTCTCTTTGGCGGCAAAGATGAGGTAGAATCTTATCTCTTGTTGTCTAACCCTCACAACTACGGCAAGGGTGTCGATATTCGATTCACTCCGATCCGTGTTGTATGCAACAACACCCTGTCTCTGTCTCTTGAAGGCAAGGCATCGTTGGGTATCTCACTGAATCACCGCGCATCATTCGATGCTGAGAAAGTGAAGTTGGCGCTCAATGAAGCCCATGAGAAGATGGACAAGTATCGTGAGATGGCACAGTTTCTCTCTGAGAAGCGGTACACTCAAGATAACCTGTTCGAATACTTTGCGCGAGTCTTTCCGAAGACGACCACGAAGTCGGGTGCTGTGTCTTTTGATGAACTGATGAAGCAGTTTAAGAAAGGCGAAAAGGTTGTCTCTCGTAATGCTCAAGAGGCAATGTCAGTGATAGAGACGCAGCCTGGCGCTGAGTTCGGTGCTGGTTCATGGTGGTCTGCTTACAATGCAGTCACTTACATGACCAATCACATGACGGGTCACAATCCCGACACTCGTATGCAGTCTGTGTGGTACGGCTCTAACAAAGACCGTAACATTAATGCACTGGGTCTGGCAGTAGAGTACGCCGAAGCGGCGTAATTTTGGAGATTACGGTGCAGGGAGAGACCTGCACCCTCCCTTTTTTATAAATACTTGTGTTGTCTTTCTTATAAGGAGAAAAAAATGTTAGAACTAATTATTGTTTTGATGGTCGTTGCCGCAGTTTGGTACTACAGAGATCCTATTCTGAGTTTTTTGGATCGTGCAGCTGATGAAGTTAATGAAGCTGTTGATGAGTTGGCGGAACAGGTTGAACAAATTGAAGAAGAGGTAGATGAACTGAAAGATAAGATCGGTGCATCTGTCGATGAACTCAAGAAAATGACCAAAGATAAGATTGAAGAAATCGGCCGTCTTGCTGGTGTTGAACTTGATAAGCGTAAGACTAAAGCAAATATGATTGATGATCTGAAGTCTTCTGTGGAAGATAAAAAATAATGACAGTCGTTAATAGTGATGCTATTCAATCTAGTGATGTTGCACGATTTCTAATTGAAATAGAGAGCATTCGAGGTAATTCCAATGAGGTCAGTTACCTCGATGCTGTCGTACATTATTGTGAAAAGAGGAACATAGAGATAGAAAGCATTGGTGATTTTATTCGTAAAAATGCTTTGTTGCGTTCTAAGATACAAGAGGACGCCGAATCATTGAACTATCTGGAGAAATCTGCACAGTTACCTATATGACACCATTTGATGCATACAAATTATTTCATGCTCTAAAATTACACTTCACAACCGATAACTATGATTACTTTAAGTATAGTGGTGCGATTAGTGCAAGTGTAACAAAATTCGAAGTAAGAAAAGATAAGTATCAATTCCATAAACTGTCGAAGAAGAAAGATTTGGATATGTTTTTAGTCAGTGCTTTCATGAAGAAACCTGACTTATGGATTGGTGATCTTTTCTCTGAAGAATATAAATCAGCATACCTAGATATGCAAAAAAGAATTCAGTCTTTGGAGTATAACTTCAAGTCTGAGATGTCAGCATTTGATTCTCTTGATGATGCGCTGACAGTAAAAGATGGTGATTGGCCTAAGATTGTTTATGGTTATAAGCGAAAGACCGTATCACCTGAAACGATGGTAATCATTCAAAGAGTTATAAAATGTTTTGATTACTGGGATGCATCGATTGATGATAAATTGGTGTGGCCTAGAATGAAACGTAGCATAGAAAACTATGCACCATTTATTAACTCTAAGATCGATTACAATAAATATAAAAGGACACTGCTTGACATTTACGAGTAAGTCCTTTAATATACGCTGTATACGTTATGAATTTTGTGGATAAGAAAACATACTTTTTATACATTGCTAATACGAGGTAATACAAATGACAAACTCATTTTCTCAACTCAAGAAGTCTCGTGCTTCTCAATTCGAAAAACTCTCCGCAGCCGCTGAAAAAACACAGGGTAATAATAACTCTGGCGGCGCTGATGAACGTTTCTGGAAACCAACAGTAGATAAAGCAGGCAACGGTTCTGCAATTATCCGATTCCTGCCACCCGCCGCAGGAGAAGATGTACCGTTTGTTCGATACTGGGACCACGGCTTTCAAGGTCCTGGTGGCTGGTACATCGAGAAGTCTCTGACGACAATCGGCAAAGACGACCCTGTTTCAGAGTATAACTCTAAACTGTGGAACTCTGGTATCGATGCAGACAAAGAAGTAGCGCGTAAGCAGAAACGCCGCCTACATCACATCAGCAACATCTATGTTGTGAGTGATCCAAGTAATCCTTCGAATGAAGGCAAAGTCTTCTTGTACGAATACGGCAAGAAAATCTTTGACAAGATTAATGATCTGATGCATCCTCAGTTTGAAGATGAAGACGCGGTGAATCCGTTTGATCTCTGGGAAGGTGCTAACTTCCGTCTTCGCATTCGTCAAGTAGAAGGTTATCGCAACTATGATAAGTCTGCTTTCGATTCTCCGTCTGCGTTGTACGAAGATGATGAAGAACTAGAATCAGTATGGAACTCAGAACATCCTCTGAATGAGTTCATTGACCCTGCTAACTACAAGTCATACGAAGAACTGTCTGCTAAACTTGCTAAGGTTCTTGGTGAAGCACAGGTACAGACAAGTGCTGAATCATATGATGAAGAACCTGCTTGGACACCGCCTGTTGCTACACCCAAGGCAGAGAAGGTTGAAGAACCTGTCACGCAGAGTTTCGATGATGATGACGAGTCTCTTGATTTCTTTAAGAAACTCGCAGCTGAATAACTTCAGACTCAGCGGTTTACCTGTTCCCTAGATACCGCGCAGGTGGAAAAACAGGAGGGGCGTGAGAATCGCCCCCTTTTTTTATTTTTTTCCTGACATAGAGTATCTATCTGATGTTACTCTATGTGGTGATGTGTTCTCAACTTTTGAAATCGGACCTTGACCAGAAGCTGATGTCTGTGGTTTTGGTATTTTCTGTCTTGATGATCCACGTTGTCTCTGACCTGAAAGAATTGGAACAACAATTGGTCCGTTATTAGGCGACTCAGTTGTTAATTGTGGTGTATTTCGTTGTTTCTGTTCTTCTAATTTGTCTAAATCTATACCTAAATCTTCTTTGACGCCTTCTCTTGCTTCAGCGCGGAGTTGAGCGCGTTTTTCTTGAATGTCTGATCGCTTCTGTACCGCGTAGTCGCCTGAATTTAGTTCCGCCATTTGTTCTGGTGTTAGGTACTGTCCTTCTTGTGCAGACTCTAAACTTGTGGCGTAGTTCTTATCATCAGATTGTTTACTTGTTACTTCCGTCGTAGATGCAACATTCTTCATTCTTTGTTTTGCGTCAGCATCTTGTTCTAATTTGTCGTTAGTGGTTGTGGTTGTAGTTGGTGCACCTGAATTTAGTTCCGCCATTTGTTCTGGTGTTAGGTACTGTCCTTCTTGTGCAGACTCTAAACTTGTGGCGTAGTTCTTATTATCACCTCCGGCACCAGTAGGTGATGTAGGTGATGTAGGTGAATTAATCCCTTCTCTCTGATCTGAACCAGATGTAAATGCCGCTAACTGAGCACTATCATCAAATAATTCCGCTAATAAACTATCTGATTGTTGAGCGTCTTCATCTAATTTTTCGATTAACTTGTCAGCCATCCATGCGCCGGCGAAATAACCTGTGGCTGCACCAAGAATAGCCGTTGCAGGTGCAACTGGTCCGCCGACTACGGCAGCAATAGATGCAACTAATCCAGCTCCGGCAGCTCCTCCGAAGAGTTCTCTGATTAACATATTGCGCTTTAATCTTCCTTCTTCTTCTCTGGTTATTTCTCCATTTAGTGCTTGTTCTGTATACCCTTGCCATTCCATCGTGGCAAAAATTGCGCCTAATGCTGGACCTAAAAATCTACCTGCAACGGCCTTGATCGTTTTTCCTATACCTTTTTCCGCTACTTCTTCTACACCTTCCTCTAATATTTGTCCAGTTGCTGTCGCGGCCGCTGCCTTCGTGGCGGTTTCTTCCGCTACTTCTTCTACACCTTCCTCTAATATTTGTCCAGTTGCTGTCGCGGCCGCTGCCTTCGT